TGGAAAGACGAGCAGTTTGCGCGGATTGCCGCTGAGACTTGGCTTGAAGTGTCCTTTGGTCTATTACCTCTGCTTTCGGATGCAGAATCGTTAGCCATGGCACTAGGGCGCTGGCAGTACGAGCTATCGGATTCTCCGAAGCTTCGCGACCGCATGCGCACACGGGCCCTTGACTCAAACACGACGATGAACGGCCCATATACTCAAGGCTATCTTAACGTTGCTTGCAAAGGCATGGTTAAGACGGTCACGGAGGCACGGGCACAATACGTTGTCGGTCTGAGTGGTGATGTTAGAGCTGATTTCGGCTCTAACGACAGGTTGCTGGAACTCCTGGGGCTTGAACCTCGGAACATACCCCTGGCAATCTGGGAGGCGGTACCGTGGTCTTGGTTGGTGGATTATGGCACTAACGTGCAGCAAATTCTCGCCGCCGGGGCAACGATCACTTCGCGCGTCAAGTGGATTGTACTAACTGAGGTAACTCAGACGGTGCAATCTTCCGAAACAAGCGCAGTGCCCAGTTACGATCCTGGGACGTATCTCCTTACAAGTTTTCGGTCCGACGTTCCGCCAAAAGCGGAGGACCGGGGAGTGAAAATGATCCGTACAACCCTTAGTCGAACTCTCCCAACAACGCTTGGAGTGCCGCCGCTGTACTTCAAATCGCCCATGGGTGATCTGAAGAAGATGGCCAACCTCCTCGCAATCGCGGTGACTAGATCAAGGGATCGCACAACCTGGCTCAGTTGAGCTACAACCCAAACTGAAAGGGCCCATTATGGCCTTCGTTCCCTCCAGCCCCATCACGGGGTCTGCCCAAACCGGACTGACTACTCCTACCTACACCATCGTCGCCGATCAGGCGCCCGATGCAAATGGGAAGCAGTACTATGTCTCGGCTCTTGGAGGCACGCAAACGGGCGTAACTGCCCATAGCGTTGCTGCACCGTTCACCTGTTCGATGTTCCGGCCGAAGGTTCTGAAAACCCTGGCGCCTGTGAACCCGGTGACTGGCGTGTTGCGCAATGTTCCCGTTAACACTTACAAGTGCATTACTCGCAAGGGTGTCCTGCCTCTGGCAGGTCAAGCATTTCGTACGGGGAACATGACCAGTGAGTTGAACGTGCCAGCTGGCGCGGACCTCGCTGATCCTCTCAGTGTCCGAGCGATGATCTCCGCGCACATTGGCCTGCTCACGCAGTTGTCCAATGAGTTCGGGAACACCGCGGTGACCGGCACCATCTAAGGTGTCAGTCAGACCTCGAAAGCCACCTCCCGGTGGTCTTCGACCCGTAAGCCGTGGTATTTCACACGGCGACAGTAGACCTATGGGTACTGCTAGCACGGAGTCGAGCGAGGTTACGGAACAACATTCAGAGAGTACACAATGCGTGATTACGACAGTCTATTCGATGATCTCCTTTCTGATCTCAGTCTTGAGACCTTGGTTGATGTGGACGCTTACAATAGCGATCGTAGCGTTGACCAAGTATCTAGATTCGCACTGGCCAATAGCTTTTATAAAAAGCTATGCCCAGACGGTAACAGTGAGCGTGCCGACAAAGAAGCCCTGATTAAATTCAAGGCTCTCAATGCAAGCATACCCACCGGTCCGTTTGAGTTTGGACCAATCGGCGAGGCTGAAAGCTGTTTCTGGGATTACTTTAGAAATGAAGTAGCAACGGTGACAGACCAACAGTCATTCGGTCGGAGCTTTGATCTGGATTTTATCCGGGAACACATTGGTGTCGGGCCTGGCGCCGCCCAAAAGGCGGACGCCACTAGTATGGTGTCGAAACTCTTAGGAGGGACGATTTCGTACACGAACCCGCAGCTGATTGACCTATATCGAGCCGCCTTATCCGGAACCGGGTTTTGGTGCGAGGCAGAGATGCTTCGCTTCGAGTCCTTTGGTTTTAGTGAGGTAGAAGGTGGGAAAGTGTTTTTCGCGGCAAAAAACAATGAGATCTCGCGCACATGCTGCACCGAGCCTCTACTGAACATGATGATTCAGAAGGCTATAGGTGCATTCCTTGAGCAAGGTCTGGAAGAACGCTTCGGTGTAAACCTGAGCACACAACCTGATCTCAATAGGGAATTAGCTCGCGTCGGCAGTTGTGAGTATGAAGGGTTAAACTCCTTTTGTACGATCGATCTAGCTAGCGCCAGCGACTGCATGGCTGTTTCACTCATTCGCGCGGTTGTTGTAAACCCGGTATTGCTACGGGCCATCAACATATCGCGGTGTGAGCGGGTCGTCCTCCCGGACGGCACGAAAGAACAGCTCAGTATGGTCAGTACGATGGGGAACGGATTTACATTCCCTTTGATGACCACGCTGTTCGCTTGTGCGATTAAGGCTTGCTACGATGTCATGGGGATACCCATGACGCAACGGGGGGCCAAGAATTTCGCAGTGTTCGGTGATGACATCGTCGTTCGCAAGGACGCTTACGATTTTATCATCAGGATGCTGGGAAAGCTTGGCTTCTCGGTTAACGAACGTAAATCGTTCGGTAGCGGGCCCTTTCGCGAGTCCTGCGGGCATGATTACTTCAAGGGCAGGAATGTCCGGGGTGTTTATGTCACGTCTTTAGAGACTCCTCAAGAGGTCGTATCTGTGATCAACCGCCTTAACCGGTGGTCGGCGCATACGGGCATTGGGTTACCACGAGTAATCGCCACTCTGATGGAATGGGCACCAAAAGTGCTTGTTCCACCCTCAGAGGACGATGAAGCCGGGATCCATGTTCCGTTCAAGCTGACTAAACCGAAGCTAACCGCAGAGTACTGGTTTAAATACCGGGCTTTCAGGCGAATTTCGGAGAAGGTTGTCATCGTGGAAGAACCAGCGTGTGAACGCCCATTCGACCACAGCGAGCCTTACAACGTAATTTCCAACCTTACGGACGGAGAGATGTGTTTAGGGTTCCTTTCAGGTACGTACCGCCGACGTGAATTCTTGTTTTCAACCGAAAACCAAAACCCCTGGGAAGGGGGATGGTCAATCTCGGTCTCAGTAAGAGATCAGATCGGTGCAAGAGCACGGTACAAAGTCGTTACTAAATCCATACCATGGTGGGATTACTTGCGCCAGCCTAAGCTGGGTGCAGATCCTTCCGCGGATGGTCCGTGGCGCCTCAGGGGAGACCCTGAGAGCTACCGCCGCTGGGAAGCGGTTGTAGCGAGCGGCCTG